CTGGGAAGATTTTATCAACAATTGCTTACTCGCCTTTTCGAATGATTGCGAGACTTTGGAATTGGATACTAAGTCTCTTCATCGACGAGCAAGTGATCACCATTTGGGTAGATCCTATGAAAAAGACTGAGTACCATTTTCGATATGTTGAGACTTTAACCCCTACAAATATTAAGGGTAAGTTGATAACTGGCGAAAAGTTTGAAATTCGTACTCAGGAAAAATTTAACTACCAAGTAAAGCAGGTAAAGTAATGTTAGGAATGCTAAAAGCCTTACCCCTTATGATAGTTCTTGCGGGTGCAGGATATATGTATCATAATACTGTGGTAAGTCAAAAAGACGCAATGATTGCGAGACTAGAAGCAAACGCTGTTACATTAAAAGAAAATGCCGTAAGATTAGAAGCAGCTTTTGAAACGGAAGCAGCGGCTCGTAAAAGATCAGAAGAAAATTTGCAAGTGCAACTTCAGGCAGTTTCGGAATTGACTGAAAAAGCAAATACAATGCAGGCAGAGATGGATGATTATGTATCTATCTTTAAAAGACATGATCTTACAAGATTGGCAAGAGCAAAGCCTGGGCTTATAGAACCACGGATAAATAAAGGCACGAAAGAAGTTTTTCGAGCCATAGAAAATGACAGTGCAGAGGTAGAAAATGCGGATAGTAACTAGTTTTTTAACAATAGCATTTTTATCTGGCTGTTCTTTTATGAAAACTGAGCCTTTGCCAACCCCCGAGCCCATCATAAAAACAGTTACAGAATATAAAACACTGGAAATCTATCAGCCTCAACTCCCTAAAAAAATAGATTTGCAGGATGTAGAATTTTTTGTAGTGACAGAAAAAAATCTTGAAGAGCAAATAGAAAGAATACGAAAAATGCAAGATGGTAATTTTGTAATCTTTGGAATGACTCCACAAGACTACGAAAACATGGCGTATAATTTGCAAGAACTAAGAAGGTACATACGCCAGCAAAAAGAGATTATTATTTATTACCGAGATGCAACAAAAGTAGAAGGTCAGTAATGGCAGTAGAAGTAAGTCGGTTAGATATAATCTCGGAAAAATTAGTTGATTTACAATCTGAGACAAGATTCCTCAAATTACCAGTAACTCAGTACCTTGAGTTGCTCGGCGTAAGTCCTCTGCCCTCTCAGATGGCAATTATAAATGCGATTAATAATGATAAATATCGCTTCGTTGTCGCCTCTATTTCTAGGCGTCAAGGAAAAACTTACATTGCGAATATTATTGGACAATTAGTTTCTTTAGTTCCAGGATCAAATATTCTTATAATGTCACCAAATTACTCCTTGTCTCAGATTTCTTTTGATCTACAACGTCAGCTAATTAAACATTTCGACTTAGAAGTTGCAAAAGACAACGCAAAAGATAAAGTTATTGAACTCACAAACGGATCTACAATTCGTATGGGTTCAGTAAATCAAGTAGATTCTTGTGTTGGACGCTCCTACGACCTAATCATATTCGACGAAGCAGCACTAGCGGATGGTGAAGATGCTTTTAATGTAGCACTTCGTCCTACATTGGACAAAGACAATTCTAAAGCTATTTTTATTTCGACTCCACGAGGAAAAAATAACTGGTTCGCAAAATTTTTTCATAGAGGATTTAGCGACGAGTTTCCCGAATGGGCCTCGATACGCGCGACTTATAAAGATAATCCGAGAATGTCTGAAACGGATATTGCGGAAGCTCGAAAAAGTATGTCCGAAGCTGAGTTTCGTCAAGAGTATGAAGCCGATTTCAACACTTATGAAGGCCAGATTTGGAGTTTCAATCACGAAGAGTGCGTAGCAAATCTCGAGGAAATAGATACTCGAGGGATGGAAATTATTGGGGGTCTTGATGTAGGGTATCGTGATCCTACAGCATTTTGTGTAATTGCTTATGACTGGAATGAAGAAAAATATTATGTATTAGATGAGTACATGAATAACGAAAGTACGACAGAACAACATGCAATTCAAATACAAAGATTAATGAATAAGTGGGATATTGACTTTATTTTTATTGACTCAGCCGCTCAACAGACACGATATGATTTTGCACAACAGTATGATATAAGTACTAATAACGCAAAGAAATCTGTTCTTGATGGAATCGCCCATGTAGAAAGAATTGTTGATAATGATAAACTTATAGTTTCACAAGACTGTAAAGAAGTATTAGCATCTTTAGATCAATACCAGTGGGATCCAAACCCAAACTTAGCAAAAGAAAAACCAAGACATAATATGGCGTCTCATATGGCAGATGCCTTGCGATATGCATTGTATTCTTTTGAAACTTCTTCAACAAGTTTTTAAGAGACCTGTCAAAAAATAGTATTTGACAATTTATCCTACCCGTTATATAATTCTGGTATAAAAATATGAAAAAAGCCCCGAAAAGAAAAAGTTCTAGGCTAAAAAGAGACCCGGTAAAATATATACGTGATAAGGCAAAATCACTATATAAAAAAGATAATGAATGTTATATTTGTGGTGCTTCAGTTACTTTAGACTTTCACCATTATTACACGTTAACCCCTCTATTAGCAAAGTGGCTACGAGAAAAAAGAGATTCCCGACCAGATCATTATGTAGATGAGTATATTGTAGTTTGGCGGGATGAATTTATAGAGGATAACTGGGCAGAATTATACGACCATACCGTAACGTTATGCCATACTCATCACCTTTTACTTCACTCAATATATGGACGTAACCCTTCGCTAGCAACTGCAGACAAGCAAAAAAATTGGGTTGAGATACAGAGAACAAAACATGGCATGGTATAATTTTGGATTTGGTAAAAAGGATACGGAAGAAAAATTAAATCCGATTCAGCCATACTATGGAAAAACTACTGAGCCTAGCAAAGAGTTCACTTATAGCTATGAACGGGCATACGAAGATTTAGAAATTGTAAATCGTGGTGTAAATATCCTTGTGGACGACTGTGCAGAAATAGACACAGTCGTTCATGAACAGCTTCCTACACAAGGAGTAGTAAAAGGAATCAAAGCTTCTCGTATAGCAAAATTGCTAAATCAAGAGCCAAATCCTTTTCAAGATGTTTCTTCTTTTCGACGAAACCTTTTTACAGATTATATACTAGATGGTAATATTTTTATTTATTATGATGGGGTGCACCTCTATCATTTACCGGCTAGTAAAATGACTATTCATGCTTCTGCAAAAACATATGTAGATTACTACAGCTTTGATGGTAACGAACAAAAGTTTTCTGTAAATGAAATAATTCATATAAAGGAAAACTCATTTTACTCCATTTATCGTGGGGTATCGAGATTGAAGCCTGCACTTCGCACCATGCTTCTTATGAGAAGTATGCGAGATTTTCAGGATAACTTTTTCAAGAACGGCGCAGTCCCGGGTCTTGTAATTAAGTCTCCAAATACTTTATCTGAAAAAAATAAAGAAAGAATGATTCAGTCCTGGACTGCTCGATACAGACCAGATGCAGGAGGAAAGCGCCCCTTAGTACTTGATGGGGGTATTGAAGTAGACGAGCTTTCAAAAATTAATTTCCGTGAACTTGATTTTCAACAAGCTATTGCAGAAAACGAAAAAATTATTTTAAAAGCATTGGGAGTTCCTCCTATTTTGATGGACTCTGGAAACAATGCGAACATTCGACCAAATCTGCGAATGTACTATTTAGAAACCATCTTGCCTATTGTTAAAAAAATGAACAAAGCCTACTCACGATTTTTTGGTTTTGATATAGGTGAAGATATTACAGATATTCCTGCCCTACAGCCTGAGCTGAGGGACCAAGCAACTTTTTATACTTCACTTGTAAATGCAGGAATCATAACACCCAATGAAGCTAGAGTTGCTATGAATTTTGATGAACTGCCAGATGCGGATGAAATTCGAGTACCTCAGAATATAGCGGGCAGCGCAGTAGATCCTTCTCAAGGAGGTAGACCTACTGAAAATGGAGATGATGACTAATGGCTTCACGCAACAGACTACGCCAATCTGTTAGTAAAAAACTAGCAGCACAATTTAAAGACTGGGGACTTCCTAAGGAAATTGACTACAAAAGCTACTGCGGTATTGTAGATAAGCCAGTAACTCCTAAAGAAATTCAAAAGTCTTTTTACAACTGGAGAACTGCTGTACATTCTGTTCAAACTGTAGATAAGACAGTGTTTGCTCCCAAGCCTAAAGCAGCCCCTAAAAAGGCAGAGCCCAAAAAGGAACCTGCTAAGAAAGTAGAGAGTAAGAAAGATGATGAATAAGGTATTTAACCTTACGTCTACCTTTAAAGCCCTTCACGAAGATGATGATGGGAGTGTTCATATCTGTGGTATGGCAAGTACTCATGATGAGGATCGTGCAAATGATGTTATTATGGCAGAGGCTTGGACAAAGGGTGGACTCAACAATTTTGAAAAGAACCCTATTATTCTTTTTAACCATGATTACAATAAACCTATTGGTCGAGCTACAGGTCTTAAAGTTACCGATAATGGGCTTGAGCTAAAGGCAAAAATTTCTAAATCTGCACCAGATCATGTGGCGCAATTAGTAAAAGAAGGCATTCTTGGAGCTTTTTCTGTTGGTTTCCGAGTCAAGGATGCTGATTATCTAACGGAAACTGACGGATTAAAGATTAAGGATGCTGAGTTGTTTGAGGTATCGGTAGTTTCGGTACCTTGCAATCAAGCAGCAACTTTTTCTCTGGCGAAGTCATTTGACTCTATAGAAGAGTACAATGACTTTAAGAAAACTTTCACCAATCGTGTAGATCTAGCCGGTCAGTCTCTGGCTAAGGATGAAAATTCATCGGTAGCTAGTGAAACACCGGACGAAGCGGAAATTTCCG